TACAAACTATAAATGTCATAACTGCGGTATTAATATTTCTTTTAATAATTTTCTAAAACAACTTGATATTAAAATACATAAACAATACTCTTTTGAAAAGTTTAAGAAAGGGCATACTGGTAAAAATTTTATTATAGAAGAACCTAAATTTGAATTTAAAGTTCCAACATTTAAACCAAAACTTGATTTACCCAGAGCATCTGAAAATTCAAGTGCATCTGGTTATTTGCAAGGAAGAAAACTAAATCCTGATAAGTTTTATTATGCTGAAAAGTTCAAGAAGTGGACAAATTCTTTAAAACAAACTTTTGATGATATAAAACATGAAGAATCGAGAATTATTATTCCTTTATTCTATCAAAATACTCTTGTCGGATTTCAAGGAAGAGCACTTGGAATCAATAAGATTAAATACATTACCATAATGCTCTATGAAGATGCCCCAAAAATATATGGACTTGACGAAATTGAAAAAAACAAAACTGTATATATTACCGAAGGACCTTTTGACTCAACATTCATTTCAAACTCGATTGCTCTTTGCGGAGCTGATGGTGATATTGATAAGTGGGGTATTGACGATTGTGTCTGGATATATGATAACGAACCACGTAATACAGAAATCCTATCAAGAATTTCCAGAGTTATTGAAAATGGACAAAAGGTTGTCATTTGGCCTTCAAGTATTCATGAAAAGGACATCAATGATATGATACTTTCTGGACTTGATGTTCAGAGTATAGTAGAATCAAATACATATTCTGGATTAGAAGCAAAACTAAAATTTACTACTTGGAAAAAATATGAGTAACGGAATTAGAGTTAAAAAACGAAGTGGACATGTTGAGCAAATTGATCTTGATAAAATGCATGTAATGGTAGATGAGGCATGTAAAAATCTTGCTGGAGTTTCTGCATCTCAAGTTGAAATACAATCAGGAATTCAGTTTTATGATGGAATCACCACTGCCGAAATTCAAGAAATTTTGATTCGTAGTGCAAGTGATTTGATTGATCTAGAACATCCAAACTATCAATATGTTGCCGCAAGATTGCTTTTATTTTCTGTTCGCAAACAACTTTATGGAAAGATGCAGGAACTTCCGCATCTAAATCAACATATTATGAGTTGTGTTTCGGCAGAAGTGTATGATAGTGAAATTTATAATAAATATTCAGAAGAAGAAATTGAAACTGTTAATTCCTTTATTCGTCATGATCGTGATTACATATTCACTTATGCTGGATTGAGGCAGGTAGTTGATAAGTATTTGGTTCAAGATCGTAGTAGTGGTGGAGTATATGAGACTCCACAATTCATGTATATTATGATTGCACTTACAATATTTGCCGAATATCCAAAACAAACAAGACTCTCATACGTCAAGAGATATTATGATGCAATCTCAAAACACAGAATCAACATTCCCACTCCCATTATGGCAGGAGTGCGAACACCACTTCGTCAATTTGCATCTTGTGTTCTGGTTGATGTTGATGACACCCTCGATAGCATCTTTAGTAGTGATATGGCTATTGGCAAATATGTCGCACAAAGAGCTGGTATCGGCATTAACGCAGGTAGAATTCGGGGCATCAATAGCAAAATCAGAGGGGGAGAAGTTACTCATACGGGGGTTATCCCATTCCTCAAAAAGTTTGAGTCAACTGTTAGATGTTGTACACAAAACGGGATTCGTGGTGGAAGTGCTACGGTCCACTTTCCAATCTGGCATCAAGAAATAGAAGATATTCTGGTTCTTAAAAACAATAAAGGAACAGAAGATAATCGTGTTCGTAAACTTGATTATTCAATTCAAATTAGTAAATTATTTTATGAAAGATTTATTCAAGATGGTGAGATTACGCTTTTCTCCCCACATGATGTACCTGGACTTTATGATTCTTTCGGAACAGATAAGTTTGATTCTCTCTACTTACGATATGAGAAAGATCCGTCCATTAAGAAAAAAATTCTTAAGGCACAAGAACTCATTCTTAATCTTCTCAAAGAACGTGCGGAAACAGGTCGCATCTATATTATGAATATAGATCATTGTAACACTCATAGTTCTTTTAAGGATCAGGTGAATATGTCTAATCTTTGTGTTGATGGTGACACACAAATTACAATTGCGTTTTATTATGGAAAAGACTATGCAACAAAACGAATTAGCATCAAAAACTTGTATGTCTATATTTATGATTCAAACTATAGAGAGCTAAAAGTTCTTTCATATAATATTGAAACTGGTAAAGAAGAGTGGGCACCAATAAAAGCATATGCAGAAACTTCACCAAAAGCAAAGGTAGTGAAAATTACTCATGAAAAAAGTGGTAAGAGTATAGTTGTTACTCCTGAACACAAAGTATTCACAAAAAATCGTGGATATGTAATGGCAAAGGACTTAACTGAAACAGATGAGTTGGTAATCAGTTGATATTGTAGGGAGTGTGATTTCTATATTTTATAAATAGTTATGAGATTATTTTCCCATAATGAAAACATATATTGTTTATAAAATTACTAATAAGAAAAACGGAAAAACTTATGTAGGAAAAACTGAATACTCTCTGGAACATCGTTGGAATCGTCATTTATCTTCTGCAAGAAATGGTTCCAAATTTAGATTTCATTCTGCGATTAGAAAATATGGTGAAAATTGTTGGGATTTGTCTGTGATTGAAACTTATCAAACAGAAGATGAAAATTTTATTAATGAAAAAGAAACTCACTTTATTAAACTTTTTGAGAGTGACACTAAAAAAGGTTATAATGCTACTTCAGGGGGAACTGGTGGTTGGATGCTTCCCAAATGCTCGCAGAAAGTTCAGAAAGAGTGGAGAAATAATATTTCTATAAGAACTATTGGTTATAATAATCCAAACTATTCTGGACTTACTGACAAACAACTTATAGAAATAGGAATAAAATTTGCTCAAAAATATGGGTTTATTGGTGGAAGGAAAAGAATAGTTCAATTTGCTCTTAGTGAATTGAATATAAAGTTTCCGAAACATTTTTCCAAAAACAGATTTGGTGGAAACTATCAAAACTTTTATAAGTGTATTGAAGAACAAACTGGATTAGTGTATAATTCTTATTATAGAGACGAAACTCAAAGAAAACTTGCTAAAAAACTTTTAGAAAAAAATAGGAGAAAAAAATGTTAAAGATTGAATATCTTGAAGAAGAAACTTCAGTTTATGATATTACAGTAGAAAAAACTCATAATTTCTTCGCAAATGATATTCTAGTCCATAATTGTCAAGAAATTACTCTTCCGACTAAACCACTGGAACATATTGATGACGACGGACCAGAAGAAATCGCAACTTGTATTTTGAGTGCATTGAATGTTGGTAAAATTAAGTCAGACGAAGAACTTGAGGAACTTTGTGATCTTGTTGTAAGAGGACTCGAAGAATTGATTGATTATCAACATTATCCAGTCAAGGCAGCTGAAAACTTTACAAAACGTCGTAGAGCATTAGGTGTAGGGTTTATTGGTCTTGCACATTATCTTGCCAAACTGGGATTTAAATATGACTCACAGGAGGCATGGGATGCAGTTCACGGGCTTTCAGAATCCTTTCAATACTTTTTATTAAAGTCTTCAAATCAAATTGCAAAAGAAAAAGGATATTGTGAGTCTTTTGGACGTACCAAGTATTCTCAGGGACTACTTCCGATTGATACTTATAAAAAAGATGTAGATGAGATTTCCAACATTCCTCTTCAGCACGATTGGAAGGCACTGCGAGCATCCATATCACAATATGGGTTGAGACACTCCACACTCTCGGCACAGATGCCCTCAGAGAGCAGTTCTGTGGTCTCTAATGCAACTAACGGCATTGAACCTCCTCGTGGATATTTGTCGGTAAAGAAATCCAAAAAAGGCCCTTTGAAACAAATTGTTCCACAATATAGTACTCTCAAAAATAATTATACCTTACTTTGGGATATGAAATCTAATCATGGATATATTAATGTTGTTGCAATAATGCAAAAGTTTTTCGATCAGGCAATATCAGGAAATTGGTCTTATAACCCAGAGAATTATTCAGATAACGAAGTTCCTGTTTCTGTAATGGCAAATGACTTTCTAACTACATATAAGTATGGGTGGAAGACATCATATTATCAAAATACTTATGATATTAAAACTGATGAAGTTGAGGTGTCGAAACCCACTTTGGATGAATTGGTTGAAGAATTAAGTAAAGTAGAGGAGGGAGAGTGTGAATCTTGTGCAGTTTAAAATTCTTAATCAAAAAGAACAACAAACGCAAGTAAGAGGCATGACTGTTTTTAATACGGATCAGGTCAATACAAAAAAGCAACCAATGTTCTTTGGAAAACCTTTGGGAGTTCAAAGGTATGATTCATATAAGTATCCCGTTTTTGAGAAACTTACCACACAGCAACTTGGATATTTCTGGAGACCTGAAGAGATATCACTTCAGAAAGATCGTGGAGATTATCAAACTCTCCGCCCAGAACAAAAACACATTTATACTTCAAATCTGAAGTATCAGATTATGTTAGATAGTGTTCAAGGAAGAGGGCCTGGTATGGCATTTTTACCATACTGCTCACTTCCAGAACTTGAGGCATGTATGACTGTGTGGGAATTTATGGAGATGATTCATAGTCGATCCTATACTTATATTATCAAAAATGTTTATTCAGATCCTTCTGAAGTGTTTGATACTATTGTTGTTGATGAACGTATTTTGGAACGCGCCAAAAGCGTTACAGAATCTTATGATGACTTTATTCATACAGCACAGAGTTATGGAACATCCAATCAATGGATGTATCAACTTGAAGATGTACCATTAGCAAAAGAAACAAGAAATGATGTCAAAAGAAAGTTGTACAGAGCAGTTGCAAATGTTAACATTCTTGAGGGTATTCGGTTTTACGTTAGTTTTGCTTGCAGTTTCGCCTTTGGCGAACTTAAGCTTATGGAAGGATCCGCTAAAATCATTAGTCTCATCGCAAGAGACGAAAACCAACATTTAGCAATCACTCAAAATATCTTAAATAAGTGGAAAGAGAATGATGATTTAGAAATGAAACAGATTATGAAAGAAGAGGAAGAGTGGACTTATAAAATGTTTAATCGTGCGGTAAATGAAGAAAAGAGATGGGCAGATTATCTGTTCAAGGATGGTAGTATGATTGGACTTAATGATAAACTTCTTCAACAATATGTTGAATGGATAGCAAATCGTAGGTTGAAAGCAATTGGATTAAAGACACAGTATGATATTTCGGCAAGCAATAATCCACTTCCTTGGACTTCTCATTGGATTAATTCTAGAGGAGTTCAAGTTGCACCCCAGGAAACGGAAATTACCAGTTATTTGATTGGTGGAATTAATCAAGATATGAAACCTAATGCATTTAGTGGATTTAAATTGTAATAATACAATTAAAACTTATAGGTAGAGGAGGTAACCCCTCCTCTTTTTTTATGATTCACATTACAGATGTTTTTTCATAAATATCTAAATCATGTTTTAGATTATATTGATGAATTGCGATTACGATAATCCATGGTATTGCAATGGGGAACCTTTTGAATCTAAAGATATTGAAGACTATTTTGGATTTGTTTATTTGATAGAAAATAAATTAAACGGTCGGAAATATATTGGGAGAAAATATCTGTGGCAGTTTAGAACTCCAAAAGGAAAAAAAAGAAAAGTAAAATTAGAATCAGATTGGAAAAACTATTATGGATCCTGCCCAGAACTTAAAGAAGATATTGTTAAATTTGGCAAACAGAATTTCACAAGAACCATCTTATCCTTACACAAAACAAAAGGAAGAACAAACTACGAAGAGACCAGGCAACTTTTTATCAACAATGTCCTCACAGAATCTCTTGACACCGGAGAACCAAAGTGGTACAATTCAAATGTTCTCTCGAGATACTTTAGAAAAGACTACTATGAAAGTAAAGACTGAAGATATTGTTTGTTATGTAAGAGAATGGTCACTTAAAAGAGTGGCAGATAAAACTATCTCAGAAGAGGATTCTCTTGCTCTTATTTCTGAGTTTTATGAATGGATTGAACCAGAGGGTGATCATTTGGAGATTTCCTATTTTGAAGAGGAATCTTGACAAACTCTAAATAATAAA